GTAGTCTGCTTGTTGCACACGACTTACAGCATTGTTATAGTCTTGACCTTTCTTTTCTTGGATATCAGCGGCTTCTAATAAGATAAGCGCTGACGGTCTTGAATATTGCTTTTCCATAATATAACTCCCATGTTATAATAGTATAATACCACGTATTGCATATAATGTAAAATTATTTTTCGCTTCGCCACGATTTGTTCAGTTTATCCCAAAAAAACATTTCGTCTACAGTATATGTACCTGCTGATTCATCTCGTTTAAAAAAGATTACATGTTCTGATATATCTTTTTTCCACTTAACTTTTCTTTCCCACAGTGTAGCTAAAGTATCTCTTTTATATTCATATGAATCTCTATGAGTTCCAAAAGATTTAACTTCTACTGACTCATTATCAGGGTTAAATACATCTTTGTATGGTCGAGCATCATTTGTATAGTTACATAGTTCAATCAACATACGTTCAGCTGCTAGACCATTTTTAGTATTTTCCCATGAAGAGTACTCGCCAGGTTTATATTCTTCATTAGTTAATTCAACTAATAGATCTTGGTCAATATCAGTTATATTGAATACTTGACCAAGCTTAACATTCCAATTGAAATTAGTCATAGATCTTTTCGAATGCTCCTACATTATCAATGTGTGTTGGTGCTGTCCAGCCTTCTGGTTTAACCAGATCAGGTAAACCTAATGGATTTGGTCGTGCTTCTTTAATACCAACTTCTTTAGAGATGTTAGCTTTATATACACGATCCCATGCCATATGTGCATCGATACCAAATAGATCCAATGTACCGATAGCAAACACTGATAGATCGATCAATGCATCAACTGCATCATCACCATTCCTTGCTGCTTTAAGTTCATCAAGTTCTTCTTGCAAACAATTGATACGGAACTGAAGGAAGTCTGCTAACTTATTAGCATCCATCTTTGCAACGACTTCACGCACACCAAACTTGGCATGCATCTCGTTCATATCTTTTACCCAATTTTGACTCATTTACTTCTCCTAAAAAATTTCATAAGCTGGCAAGGTTTCCACTTGCAGCCGGGGTTTAATTCTTTTTTACAAATTTCACATTTCATAATACCATTATACCTTAAAGATGAATTAATGTACATGCTGTGGTTCAGTTATCAGCAGCTTTTGTACCTTATCCCTGCTGTCCAAAACGTGGTTCAAGAGGCCTTCAAAGTCCTCCTCGTTTAATACTGTTTTGTAGATTGATAGGGCTTGAGCTAACATAACACCAGCAATCTCAAGAGGGTTGTTTTCCTCGTTAAGAAGTTTATTTGTCTGTGTCATGTATGAATTATAGATCTCTTCTGTTGTAGTCATATGTTATCCAAAAAATGATTCGAGCGATGCCTTCTCTTCAGCATGCCAACCTAGAGGTTCAATGACAATTTGTAAGGCATCTAGGAATACCTTCTCAAACTGTAGATCATAATCGATGTAGTCATCAAGCTCAAACTCTTTAGGCAATACACTGTTGAATGAGATGATGTTTTCGTTTATTGGGTTTGGTGTACGTAGATACACAAACTTAATCTTGTTACCGTTGGTGATAGGTTCATACTTACGTGTAAGACCTTTCATCTTAAGATAGTGATTGAAGAGTAATGCGCCACGAACTTGGATCGGTGTACCTTTCTTGTAGATAGGTGTACCACTATATTCTTTTAAGGAAGATACCGATCTAGGAAATGCGACATCAGCAACAGAGAGCGCCGTGAAATCCCTCTTGAATTCTTTGACGAATGTCTGAAGTGCCCTTTGGTCTTGATGGAGGATGACCTCCAACGCATCTTTGAGTTTCTTGCGGACAACAGCAGGTGTCGACGATTTAACCATTTCAAGGCCCATAACTTTAATCTTAGGTTTCGCATACTGCACTCCTTCGGAATTGTGTACGTTTAATACGTATCGTTTCTTGGCAACCCATATTGCCTTATCAGCTAACACTTCTCGTTTCATCTGCATCTTTTGTGCATAAGCATTCATGTATGTTGCAAGTTCTTGGTATCCACCATCAATGAATGGTTGGATGACTTGTTCACATGTTTTATCCATGAATTTAATCTTATCTTCAGTAGATTTACCAGCACATACCTTCTCAACTAGATTCTCAAGTGATAGGTAGATTGAATCGGTATCGATAGCGATCACATAGTCCTTATCTTCTGTCTTCATCGTTTTGTTCATGAAGCCATTAAGTTTATTGGCCATCCAACGGATAGACAGTTGACCCGATATGGTGATACCTTCGGCAATACGTAGATCATAATATCTAAAGTGCTTATTACCAATAGCGCCGTAAGCCGAATTCAGTGCGATCTTCATAGCCATCTGTAGGTTCTTGAGACGAGAGATGTCTTTGACCAACTGTGGATCTTTGTTATGTTCGTACTCTTGTTCTGCCTTTAGCATCTGCTTCTTAAACTTAGAACGATTATTGTACACCTCTTCCATCAATGCTGGTAAGAAACCTTTGTTTTCTTTTGTATAGCACCAGCCATTTGCTGCCATAGCCAATCCAACAGGAACATTAATAGGTGTGTTATCCAATAATTCAGATACATTCGTCTTAATCTGTGTATTAGTTAGAGTCTCAGAACTCATGTTATATTGCATGATAAGATGTGGATATAGCGAGTTTAAGTCAAACGATGCAACCCACTTATGAGGACCTGTTATAGGATCTTTAACATATGCGCCTTCAAACTCAGATGTTTTAAAGTTTTTAGACTTAACTGGTATAGCTATATTCCTATCATTTAGATAATTATAGATGATCATATCCCACATTCTAACAGGAGAATATACATCTGAATAATTAATCTTAGCTGAATATGCCAGAGTAAAACACAATTCCATCAACTTCATCTTATCTTCAAGTTCATCTACGAGTTCTACATCATGGATATTATAGTCAACAAACTTATTCCACTCTTTAGTATAGAATTCTTTAAAGTTGTCATATGGATTCTCTAACTTCTTTTTGCCCAACTCGATGTGTGCAATATAATCTAACTTGTACGATTCTTGATTTGTATATGTAAACTTCTTATATAGATCTAAGTAATCGATGATATCAAGACCGCGTATGTCATATTCGATATATGTTGCGCCATTCTTTTGTACAGCACTCTTACGTATCATCTTTTCAAAGCCATATCGTTCACCCCATGGAGATAAGAATGATGCAGCTTTCTCACCCAAGACTCGACATATTCTATTCACTAAATATGGCATATCAAAGAAGTTGATGTTCCAACCAGTAACAGCATCAGGATAGTTCTTATTCCACCATTGGAGGAATGTACCTAGCATCTGACGTTCGTCTGCACACTGAATATAGCGAACATCGCTACGTGTAGTGGCATAAGGTTTGCAACCAAAAGTTACAATCTGTTTATGATTGTTATCTTTAACAGTGATAAGTAAGATCTCTTCATTTGCTGTGGAGATATCTGGGAAACCTTCTTCAGTTGAAGTCTCGATATCTAATGAGAATAGTTTAATTTTATCAATATCCCATTTAACTTCTTTAGGATAATTGTCTGTTATATATTGATAGCGAAACTGTACATTACCCCAATATGACATGCCATGTACTCCATCTCGTTCTTTTATAAACGTATATGCAGCATTTATATCTTCAAACACTCTAGGTTTAACCTTAATACCTTCGAGTGTATTCCAAGAATCATCAGATGGATTTTGATCTTGTTCATATAGAGTAGGACTAAAATCAATCCTTTCCATTATACGGCGGCCATTTTGGATATGACGAACGAGCAAGAAGTTGCCCTGTTGGATAACATTTGTATAGAAGTTTGTCATATTGTTATTATACCACGTAGATTAATTAATGTAAAATTACCAATGATGAAGGATGCCCATAATAATGAATATGCATGTGATGAAGTTTACTGCTGCAATGATAGTTCTAAATAAGGCTATCGTATCAGCTTCCTGATCTGTGCTGCCAGCTTTTTCGCCTAATGCTTTAGCCCATAATCTCCAAAGCGTTTTATGTTTTGGAGGAGCATCAAGGAAATCATGTTCCAGATTGATCACTCTCACGCTCCTGTTTTGCCATCTCTTTAACTACATCTGCAAACTTTGGTTGGCCTTCAAGATTAATATGATGTGGATTAACTGGTGGAGGATTATCGATTAGATCTTGTACAAGGTTAATAACATCTTGTAAGTTCTTAATCTCAAAGTCTCTCATGTCTGGAAACTTGATTTGCATAATGCCTTCAGCTTCAAACACAATATCTAATAGATCTAAAGAGTCAATATCAAGCGCCTCAAGTGTTGCGCTTGGTATAAATTCTGCTTCTGATTTAATAATCTTCTTTTTTAAGAGGATGTCTTTAATTATTTGTTCCGCATTCATTTTAATTCCTTATAGTATTTTATTACTTTATCAAGTGCTGGTACAATATCAGCATCAGTTAAGATAGGATGTTCATAGTCTTCTATACCATTTATAACTGACAACCTATATTTTATGATCTCGCCCTTTTGGCATTCGAGATCATCTATTACAATTTGATTTATGGTTGGTCTTGTCACTTTATACTCCCAGACGAATCTGCTTTATCTTTGTCTTCACGGATCTCCACAAAGATTGGGAGGAATAAACTCTCACCTTCGTGTTTGCTCCTAATACGAGCGTTGTACTTGACAGCCACCACCTTACCGAGGACATCTTGCTTTTTAATCTTCTTGCGATCTTCATCGTTAAACCCACTCCCTACTTTAACTTTAATAATACCATCCTCTGATTCACAGACGAGGGCTCCCAACATGCCTTCATATTTACCGGTGCCGTCTTCAACGTCGACGATCTTCAAATCACATTCTAACTCACCTTTAAACTTAATCAGTGCCTTAGATCTTTTATTTTCCCAAGGAGCGTTCATATCTTTAAGTATGATGCCTTCCTCACCTTGGTCATAGTACTCTTTAAACTTAGCTTGTGCTTCATCGATATTCTCTACGATAACGCTTGGAACTAATTCGATCTTTTTAGGGAAATCAATTCCCCATTGAAACTTTTTAAATCGTTCTTTATATGATGTAGGACAATGTCCATCAATAAAATACATATAAGGTATCACATCCCATATTGTAGCGTAAACCATGCTTGCTTCAGCATCTGATATGGTGCCTTTGCTTGCTTTATTTAGAATACCATTGCCAGTTTGTCTGTTCAGTGTAAGACCCGCATCTTTAACGATAAGCTCGCCATCAAATACTGTATCAATACCGTTAGACATATGTATAAATTCTTTTTCAAGGTGACCTAACAAGTCGATCGTCTTACCATTGCGAGACTTGAATTCACATTGACCATCGCGAACTATAGCGTTGAACCGCATTCCATCCATCTTTAATTGTACCATTGCTGGCCATTGGATCTTGTCAATAAGCTTCTGATCGAACTGAGATGCTAACATACATGGATAGTCAACGACTAATCCAAGCCATACATCATTTGCTGTAGCAGTTGATACACCACATTTCAGGTCCTTGGCTATGATGCGTTCAAGCACCTTAGCATTTTTCGGAGAGAGTGATTCAAGGACCTGAGTGAGGTGTTCTATCGCAGCATTACCAGTTACAGCACGGCTGCTTAACTCAAACAGTTGATCCATGGCATGAAGTAGACAACCACTCCCAGTTGCTTCATACTTCGGGATCTTTCTAATGTAGAACTGCGTAAACGGATCCAATGCTAATCGAACAACTTCACGCAGTGCTTTGTTATTCTCATGCTCTTGCAGCTTGGCTATCTTATAGTTCCTCGAAGGGTTAGCCGCAAGATCTTCTAAAATATCATATACTTCCATCTACACCCATTCTTCTGGATTAATTTGTAAATTTTTGCCGATGCTCTTCATCATCTCGTCAACTATCTCAGTCATAAGATCATAGTCATCAAAGCCTTCGTCGTTGAATACTTCTGTTAGACGTTCATTAATCATATCTATAACATCATCAGTAAAGTTACCTGAATGACTGTCAACGAAGTCCTTAACTAGATGTGATCGGTCTTCTTCAAACATTTCAAGTTGCTTAGCCATATTATCTCCTATAGATATAAACATCTAACATTGAAGCGTTCTTGATACCACCTACGATATTACCGGCCCAATCGTATGACACTGGATTGAACGAGCCACGATGAAAGTATCCACCTGGAACTGGCATCTTTTTGATTGGTTTACGACCGCGAAGTACAACACGCTTTTTGTTTGTACGATTTTCGTTTGTGATAGCCACAGCTTGCTTGATGATGTTTAACTTTTCCATGTCGGCTGCTGAGTTAACGTCAACTGTCATTACATAGCTTTTAGAGGTTCTCATTATGCAGCCTCCTTACCATAAAACATCTCTTGAAAGCCACTGAAGGCGATATAGAAACTACGAACTAGGTAAACGTCAGGTTCATCTAGTAAGTTTTCTTTAAGGTAAATCATAGCTTCGAGGAAGCCACCATTATGAAAACGGTTGGCATACTTTTGGATATAATCCAAAGCTTCTGTGGTTGTGATATTTATTGTAGTCATTAATCTCTCTCCTTATTAATATAGAACCATTATATCAAATAATGCATTTAATGTACATGCTTATTTGTGATAATTATCACTTTTTAATGTCACGGTTTTGCGGCCAACTGAGGCTACATAGCCACGCTTGGAGAAGGTTTTTTGATGATATTTAGGTTCAATGTAAGGTAAAATTGTGATTTTCATAATATAGTGCCTTTCTTAAGTATATAAGATCATTATACCAGAAAGTCTATTTAATGTACATCTTTATTTTATCTATATGGATCAATAACTTGCATAATATATAAGTCTTTGATTTATATAGACAATCTCTGGGAGCAGTCCGGGTGCGCCCAGGATCATCTTTTAATATGGATATATGGTAATACTAAACGCAGTCAGAATACGCTGCCATCATGCGTCTATTGGCTAAAATCTTTTCTTCAGGGGTTAACTCAGGCTTTACTTGCTTTGCTTCAAATACCGTGGTTACTTTTTCGTCGACGACAACCACATCGTCTTGTAATTTAAACTCCATTGCTTTTTCCTTTTGGGACATTATTCTTGCGGCTTTTGGCCGTTATTATTTATGTACTTGTATAGTTTACACTGCCACGCAAACCTTTTGGGTTCGGTGTCAGGATTTGCTAGGCGTTCACCAAAGAAGTTGACCATCCCGTTCCAAATGTTTTCCCACTCGTCCATTAATCCCACAAGTTCCTATAGTATTTTCCAAATAGCATCAACCCGTGTTGGATCCTAGCTTCTTCTTTTTGCCATTCTTCTTTTAACCATGTGCGATCACGATAAAATGGTTCTTCCCAATCATCTTTATTTAGCTGCTCAAAGGCGTAGATCATCTCATCCATCACCCAATCCCAACGTTTGAAATGGTTACCATCGGTATCCCAATCATTTTCCTTTGCAGCTTGTGCTTCAGGCGTGGTGCTTCGTAGATGTTCAGGTACATCTACATCATCACAATATGGAGCTCCGTGTTTTTCAATCCTCAACTGCTTAAGCATAGGTAAGATGATAGGTGATAGTGTGCTATCCATGTTCCATGTATCGTACCTATCGATCTTAATGTAGTTGATACGAGGATGTACAAAGTCCCATATCTTTTGCACTACTTGCATGACAGGTTCTAATACTGTATTTGTGCGTTTAACCCATGGTTCATCATAGTCGATCTCACGCCAAAAGCAAATCTTTTCACAGATGGTGTAAGGACTGATCCAATGGTCTCTGTACTTGCTGATGTATACTTTCATTAGTGTATGCTTGGTATTAAAAGTTCTGCTGTTAAGTTCCACTCTTCAACCTTAGCACCACGCGGTACATCGATGCCTTCGATGATAGCTTTTGAAACAAAGGCCATCAGTAGTTGGTTATAGAGTTCGTCTGGTATTTCATTGATATCTAATTTAATCTTCACTTATATCTCCATAAATTTTAATTTAAAAGATCCGTGTTGAGATTCTTTTGGATATCCACGTGGATTACACACTATGTTAGTGATACCTATCGTGTAATCAAATTCATCGTGCATATGACCATGGACCCACAACTTTATCTTATCAGCAAGCTCCATCATGAAGTCGAGCTCAGAGTGGAATGCACCGTTCATAAGCTTATCATGTTTATATCTAGGATGGATGCTCTTATTAGATGGAGCATGATGAGATACTACGATCACATCTTTATCTTTACTATTTTCTATAACGTGCTGGATGTACTTAACAGCTTTATCGTGTTCTCTAGTAGATTGAAGCGGAGTTAACTTATAGTAATTAACGCTATCGTTATACTTAACGATCCTAAAATCAGGCATAAATTGCTCGGCTTGAGCCATCGTTTCATAGCAGCCTTTGTTCATGTCCGTCCATAGAGTAGAGCCCACAAAAACTTTATCATTAAGCTCAAAAGTTTCATTATCAAGTACATGGATATTCTCCCATACAGCTAATGCTTCTTTAAGATCCTTGACAGTATTATTAAACGTATAGTTGTAGTGCTCGTGGTTACCTACCACATACACCACATGTTTAAACTGTTCTGCACACCCTTTAAAAAAATCTAAATAATTAGTGATGTGTTTAACCACACAGATATCACCTGCGAGAATAAGCACATCAGCGTTCTCGGTATTAGTTAGTTTAAGCGGGACAAATTCAAGATGCAGATCAGACGCGATCGCTATCTTCATTTTATCTGACCTTCATGAACCATCTCTTCGAATAGATTCCATAGTGCATCAAACCTATCGTTATAGTAATCTATTAAATGATCGATCTGTCTGTTGTTGATACCATTAATGCCACGATTTATTGACTTAAGATCATCGATGATATTAGCAAACTTAATTAGTTCTTGCTCAAAGTCAAAGCGATCTTGTTTTGGAGGAGGGAAGTTAGTGTTGATTAAGTTCTCTGCCTCTTCTAGCTCAATAGCTAGTTGTTTCATTTTGCCCATGATACTAACCCCACTACTAATATAATTAAACCAATTGCTATACATATACCGCAAAAGTTTATATCTTCTTTATGCATAGGTCGATAGTCACCGATACCTGCTTCGCGTGCTGTGCGTGGAAATCTCCAATTATTTGGATCTCGATTTACGTCTCGATGTCCACCCCAATTATCTGTTCTATCGTCTCTCCAACCCATTACTTTCTCCTATTTTTTTAAACAAGACCACTTAGCTTCGTGCTTAGTAAATTCCCATATCCTTGTACCAGCGATCTGACAGTTCTCTCTTGTCTCGAACTGTTCTATAGTTAGCTGTTGTCCAGGTGTATAGTAGATACTAAATACAATTAAAACCCACATTACCCGCGCCTCATCTTACTGATATCGACAGCGTCCTCAGGTGAAAAGATCGGCACAGCATTAGATTTATGTAGTTGACCAATACCGATCATAGCGTCACCAGTATACTGCATTACGGGCTTTTTACCAGTCCCGCCTGCTCCAGTATCCAAACTAGGTATATGCTTAGTGCTACGGCTAGGGTCCACGATAACACGAGGATGATCCAAGCTGATAACACGGGATGGTTTTTGTACCACCGTTTTAATAGGTTTAATATCATATTTGTCCAATAATGCTTGCCATGAAGCCTTTTGTGCCCGTTGCTTGGCATTTGGCTTTTTAGGCTTGCGCTTAGGTATATAAGGATGAATTATCATAAGAACCATTATACCCTAACTGCTATTTAATGTACATAGGCCCTATGCGAAAAAATCGGCCAGGCCCCCGGGGGCGGCCTTTGGGGTGTTCCAGTCCAGGCCCTGCCAATGGGGGTAGGAGGCCCTGGACAGGTGGACCGACTTTGGCTTCTCCATGTACTCGAAATCAAGCTCGCCAGCAGCATTGATCATATGGTCCACCCACTCATATACCGGGGCCCCCAGGCGGATAAGTTCTTCTTTAAAGATCTTACGAAGGTTATCACGTTCTTTTTGTGTACCAGTATATGCTACACCTTTGTAGTATCCAGTCTTTGGTAGTACACGAGACTCGTTCTCAATAGGTAACTGTTCCCATATTGTGACCTTAGCTCCGTACAGTTCTTCTATGCGTTTACATTCTTTAACATAACTAGCTGCAAGATCCTTTGTAGATTGTACAGGATCAGGCATACGCATGAGGTGATGGCGTATATCGATGTTACCAAAGTAAACTTCTATCTCAGAGTACTTTCCTTCTGGAATAAACTTATCAAAACCCATCTTAATTGCGCCGTGTAATGTCTTAAACGGCGTGGAGACGTTCATCCAGCCTGGACGATACATGCAGATGGCATGAGAATCACCTATCGCAATCTTATCATAACGCTTGGCAAGATTTGGATCAAGCGTCTTTGCTTTTTGTTGTATGGCTTCAAGGTTACCCCAATCGATCTGTAACCAATCTTTATTTAGTTTCTTACCTTCCTTACGGGCTTTGTCTACACGCGGATATAACATGCTATGATAATCTGGCATGTCGATAGCAAGAGACCATACTTCACCGTTAAAGTTAGATAGAGCTATGATGTAGTCTATGTTAGCATAGTTCTCCAACCCACCGAATAAGTTTAATGATCCACCCCAGTCATTACCATGATAGAGAGCAACTATATCAAACTCGTTATAGTCGTATAGCTGGTTACCAGTCATGTGTACAGTTACATCATAACCTGCATTTCGTAACTGATCCGCATAGATGATACCTTGTGCAGCTTTATGAGATGCGATCTTATTGGAAACTGGCGAGAGTGGCTGTGTGAGTAATACTTTCATCTTTTTTCCATTTTCTATATGAGTCTGTGTTGTCAATGATACTATAATCGTTTAGTACCGGATCTGTTCCTACGTTCCACATTAAGATGTTCCTTCCTGTGTTCTTAGGTATATATTTCCAAACCTTAGCATCGTATGTACGTACTGTTGGGAATGGTGGTAAGTTCTCAAGTTTTTCTGGTGTTGCAAACTCAAGTGGTTCTGATATAAACTCTGCTCGACCTAACTCACCTTCCTGTAAGTTACGAGCTACTGCAACTGAATGGAACTTAGCATTTGGCCATGCAATCTGTAATGCTCGTGATAGTACACCAGTACTTATAGCTACATAAACTTCATCCGGTTCAGGGATACGAGATGCTGCATACACGATACCAGCAGTCGCTAGTTCATGCTTCAAACCAAGTGGGATGAAGGCATAACCGTTTTCTTCAGCGTATTTTTTAGCAGCGAGGTTTAGGTTAGGCATCGCTGCTATCCGTTCAAAGTGTACCTCTGCTCCACGTTCAATACAACACGCCTGATGGTGTGATATCTGCTTGGATGATGGCATAAACAACACGATCTTTTTACCATGTATCTTTGCTACATCACACAGAGATACGCCAGCAAGCCCAACTCTTGGTTGTACATAAACTAATGTATCGTTTGGGATCTTGGCTGCAAGCAGATCACCAGCTCTTGTCTTTGTACCAACGATGAGGTCATCACGTACTACACGAACACCTTCATGCTCAATAACAACTGGATCTGGGTTATAGGGCGTCCATCCTTCACATAGAGATAGGTAATACTCTTTGGCCTCGGGCCATGTCATCATGCCTACTTCTTTGTTTATACCTTCAACGTATGTTCTCATGCTCTTCTCTTAAAATACCTTCTCCATAATGCAGATCTAATTATACTTACTGCAGTGAATATCAACGTGATACCCATACTATCCCAAATTGTAGGATGTAATCCAAACCATGGGAATATGGTGATCTGTATTAGTAATGATAATATGAACCCGCTACCAACATCAATAAAGCTTTCTATAAAGTGGTTCATTCTTTTCTCAAGCTAAATGTTTCAGGGAATATCCAATTATATGGTATACGTTTTGTTGGTGACTTAACACCATGACTAATAGCAATATGTTTATAGAAGAAGCAAGTCTTGTCTTCTATGTTCAACATCTTTTGTGATGTCATTGGGTTGCGTGGATCATCTCTTAGCTGATGCATCTGTGCTAACCATAACTCACCGTTCTTGTTCTTAGGTATGAACTGACCATCTGGATCAATCTCATATTGTACCTTACCATTGAGGTTTACACCAAAGATCTGATGCATACCATCAAAGTGTCCTGTACCACCAAACAATACTGACTCAGGATCTACGATGTCTGGATATGCCATGGCCATGTATCGTGCAGTGTTCTTGCATGGATACAATGGACTACGGAAGTTTTGCTTCTCTTTGAAATACTTCTCAAGCAGTTTGGCATACTCCATCATCGTGAATGGTCGTTCAAGCCTATTACGATGTGTTTCAAGGAACTTCCACATATCCTCTGCGGCAGCTTTAGGACCATCGATCAACCAATCTTTAACTAATGTGTTCTTAGGATAGTAGATTTGGAATAGATCGTTACGTGCATGCCTGTGTTCTTTAAAATGTTCTCTAAGATTCTCTGGACCTTGATACATCAACCGTGTTAGTGTACCCCAATGTTCGTTACTAAATGAAAACGTTAGTGTGTACCATAACCTAAGCTTAGGATCTGTTACCTTCTGCATGATCTCACAGAACGGATGCTCGTGCCAATGAAGTCTATGTGAAAAGATCTGGTAATCTTCTGCTAATAGTTGGTCTCGTCTAAGATCAAACTCTTGACAAAACTCAAAGAACTTATCAAGCCTTTGGTCTAGTGTCCAATCCTTCATCCACGACTCTGTCGGTTTACCATCTTTTAATACAACTGGAGATGTACCTTTGTATGTAATGTTTTTATATTCAATGCCACTGATGAATTGTGCTAAAGTGTTTTGCATAGTTCCTTATATTGATCTACTGTCATATTATGTATCTTCAAGACATAATCGTCTGAAGGATGAGCTGTTAATCTATTGAATGAATCTATTAGTTTAAGATCAAGCATTGCTTTCTGTCTACCGAATGGATGATCTAAGATCTTACATGATGAGAATATAACATCACGATCTATATGGTTGTAGTCTGCTCCAGGTCGAACATAGTTTTCTACCCAACGAATGAAGTCACAACACACATCTTCTGCATTGTATGGATATGCACCAGTCTCTACATAGATCCGTTCCATAACTTGATCAAGGAATTCTTCTTGCTTCATCTTACTTAATGGTTTAGCAAGATACGAGATACACTCTACTGCATTCGTACCGTAGTAGAACGGTGACGTCTTATCAACATATCGCGGATACCAATCTGCAATATCTGCAACAACTGCTGCATACTGGAAGTGGTACTGTCTAAGATCATTCTTAACATTCCAATCCAACATGAATGAACCGATCTCTCTTAATGATCGTTGTCCACCTTGTTCAAGGAACTCTGCAAGATCTCGAGCTAGGCGTGGAGCAAACTCTGATAGGTAGTAGTCTCCTCCTTTTTTATATCTTGATCCAGCTGGTGGTTTAGGGAATGCAGGGAACTGGTAACCAACAGAAGTATAGAATGAAGATGGATAGTTGTTCACCATCTCGACCATGTCTTCGATGCTATTACATGCATGTAAACCAAACAGTATGGTATTGTGGTACCCACTAGGTTTTGTACTGTAATTAATCGCAGATCCACATACACGATGTAGGATGAAGATGTACAACCATTCAGGTAAACCAAAATCTTTTTGTTTTCCTGTCCAGTTCTTGGCTACAGTCTCACGTTGATGTGTAACCTTACCAGCTTTCATCTTTTCCCAATACGGATGATCTGATGTCCATCCATAAAAGCAGTCGTTAACGATCTGCGAGAATCCTGCGTACTTACGTTCGACTACATCATAAAGCTCAATGTGGTGCATAAGATCATCACCAACATTTGAATCTAAATGAGGTACCATCCCGTAAGGAGGGTTGAGAGACACGTTACATTTTTCTTGCTGATCCTTTGCAAGTTTAAAGTATCGAATGTACTCATCATAATACTTGGTTGTTTCAATCATTTAAGTAATCTCTTAATCTCTGTAGCATAGCTGCTTCATATTTAGGGTCATTTAAGTTACGGTTACGTGGAGACGGATGATCGATCTTAAAATATGGGATCTTATACTTCTTACATACACGTTCTACAAACCCACCTAATGCTATGATCTTCTTTCTTCCATGTGTTACAGCATACAACTTCCTATACTGTACATCTTTAATGTCATAACTATTAATCTTATCTGGTATCACGTTATGAAATGCAAAGGCATGTACGTCGACAGACTCTAACCATTTGCTCAGACGTGAGTAAGTACCATTCTTATTTGGTTTTGTATTTGATGATGGACATTGTCCTAAGATCAAGATATCACCAGAAGGCTTATGCCCTTCAATAAAGTCTGGTACTGATTTCATAATATAATTATACCCTATTGGGTATTTAAAGTAAACTTATTTAGTTGGTACTGAGCCAGCTGGAGCAACAACGATGCCTGAACCGTAGATACGATTGTATTCGTTTAATAGTTCTTGCTTAACATCTGTGATCGCTGCCATTGATGAATGATACACCGCAACTGTACCTTCATGATAAGGCATGAACGGTGAGAAACCTACCGATACTGTACCTTCTTTTGTTTGGTGATAGACGAGTGTCACACCATCTTTGATAACTGTAGCACCTTCGCCTACAGATATGATTGACGCGATGATCTCTTCACCGCTAGTAAACTTGATTAGCTTAATGTCCGCCATTTAATTCATCCTTTAAAATAATAAATTCAATAAAATCTGCTGCTTGTCCTAGATCTGCAAAATGCTTTACAAAGAACTTATCAACATCCATCATATGATTGCCTATCACCATAACAGACATATTTTTAAGTACTGAAATCTTCAGTTGAAAGTTACCCTTCCGTAGGAACGGATAAGAAACTAAATCTTTGATCAACTTTTCTTTCATCATATATTTATGAGAGGGGAGATTGCTCTCCCCTACCCTTTTAACTATCCATATCGTACTGTTGACCAAAGACGTGATTAGCATCTTTAGCGTGGTCAGTCATTATCTCAGAAGTTCCAGCTGATACTGAATACTTATTATTCAAGTTATCTCTTTCATTTAAGAGTTCTCTAACACGGTCGATACCAGTGGACGGCGTTAAGCTGTCTGTGATCTCGATCTGACGAGGCTTCTTAGATTCTGGGATAACATTCTCAAGAGCGATACGTAAGATACCATCCTTAAATTCAGCTCCTTGTACCTCAACGGTTTCAGCAAGCTTGATTGCTTTTACGAATGATCTTGTACCGATACCCTTATGGATGTATTGTACGTCGATGTCATCAGCATTCTTTTGGCCTTTGATCTCGAGTAATGCATCTTTGAGGGTGATAGTTACCTCTTGCTTATTAAACCCAGCGATAGCTAGTTCAACGATGTATTTGTAATCGTCTAGTTTAATAATGTTATGAGGTGGGAAGGATTGGTTCTGGTTCAACGGAGCCGCAAGTAGATCGTCGATCTCTCTTAGCATGTTTTCAAAACCAATAGTTTGCGGCCAGATAGGGCCAAATGATACGTTTGTAGTACGCATTGCTTTCTCCTTAAATTAAGCGAGTTTAATAAAATCCTACCCCCGAAGGCTGTAGGTTGGTAAAAACTTACCGTTATTATTTATCTACTTCGTCACTTACTTCAGCACTTTTTTCAGGTTCGTATTTACGATCCTGAGGGACTGTACCATAACCCACCATTTTATCCCATTCTTGCTCAGTCAACTTAGTGACCTTATCAATGACCTCAGATAGCAACGTCATCGATGATATCCTTTAATGCTTGGTTAATTGGCTTATAACCATAATAGTTAAGCTTCTCTGCTTTGCGATCTAAGAAGTCTCTACGCTTCTCAATATCTCTTGCTCGCCATGCAGCTTCTAAGATCATATGGTATGTGTTACCGCCATATGCTTCAACAGCCTTTGCTACATCAATTCTTGGCAGTTCAGCTGCCCTCTTTTTGACTTGTTGCACACCATGCTCCTTCATAATAACGTTCAAGTTTACCTTCATGGTTAAGTCTTTGATCGCCGTTTTGCGGCTTATCAGTAATCTTAACCGACCAATCAATAGCATCGAACCCTTTATCAAAAGCTTTTGAAGCTCCCTTAGAGATTATGCTATCTCCAGTAATATCATTCTTTGCTGCCATTTAAACCCCATTTAATCTTAAGCCATGCTCTTTCATGGATATAATACCAAATTAATAACACTAAATGTATTTCAATCGATGCCGTTAATCCTATCCACAGAGCTGTTATTAGGATAGACACTACACGATAGATTATGGACTTAAGTAAAGTCCTTGCATGTGTATCCATTACTTAGGCAGTTTGTCTTTTTTTGGACGGCCTTTAGATTCTTTTTTCTTATCGCGGTTACCCATTATCTTCTCCTTAATATAATTTTTTAGGCATCTGAGTAGATGCTAATTTTTTCAACCAACGCTTACGGGCTTGGCCCTTAGCTTTCTTACGACCTACACACGGCTTCTCATACTCCATGCGATCCTTTATTTCCTCTAGTAAACCAGAGTCTTGAATTTTCTTTTTAAACTTCCTAAAAGCTTTCTCAAATTGACCATCAGGTACATCTACAGCCAGACCGAGTCTCTCTTCAACTTTTGGTTTGAATCTTTTCTTAAACTCAGCCATTAGTAACAGGTTCTCGTACGTGTCACATTACCATACTGATCGATCGTTTCAACCCATGCTGTACAGTTTTGTTGGTACTGAGGTTGTTGATAGATAACTTGTGGTTGTTGATAGATCACTGTTGGTGCAGGTTGTACATAACGAGGCTGAGCAATAGCATAACCTACGATACCACCTAAAATAGCAGGACCTACAAAGTCATAATGACTATGATTGTAGTATCCACCACCGCCATGATGTCCACCGTAGTATCCACCATGACCGCCCCAATGACCATCGGCAAATGCTGATGTTGCTGTCAATGATAATGCTAAAATTGCTATAAGTTTTTTCATAATACTTCTCCTATTCTGAGACCATTGTATCATATTTATTATTTAATGTACATAGCCCCTGGAAATAAAAAAGGGACCCTGGGGCCCCTTTGTGTACCATGAAACAATTACTTGTTCATTACGTACATTGTGACTTCGAAACCGAAACGCATTTCAGTAGCAGCTGGTTTTGTCCACATGGTAG